GATCCGCACAGCGCTGCGGCCGAGGAAGATGGGGCCTCGTCGGACATGGACGACGAAATTCCGTTCTAAGTAATGGCGAAGCCTGCGCTCAAAATCGAGCCGCAGCAGTATCGCTCTCGCCTTGAGAAGAAAATCGCGGATCAGCTCGCGGCGGAAGGCATCGAGTACGAGTACGAAAGCTTCAAGGTCACCTACACGGTGCCGAGTCGCGAAGCGAAGTACTTGCCCGACTTCCCCGTGGCTGACCGCACGATACTGTTAGAAGGGAAGGGCTGGTTCAAGGCGTCGGATCGAAAGAAACTAATCGACATCCGAGCTAGCCATCCCGACATCGACATCCGGCTGGTTTTCCAGAACGCACAGAACAAAATCTACAAAGGCTCTCCAACGTCGTACGCGAAGTGGTGCGACGATCACGGCTTCCTTTGGTGCGACAAGGGTACCATCCCAACCCACTGGATCAAAGAGCTACGTCAACGCGCGGCGAAGAAGAAGCGCCGCTAACAAATGAGGACACACCTGCACCTATGGACACCTATCTCGTTATCAATGAACTTGGCTACGTGATTGAGCGCTTCACATGTGCGACAGCTGCAGAAGACCGCGTGAACGATCTGCTGGAGCGTGGCTTCGACGGGACGTTTCTGATTGCGCAGGTGCTCCGTACTAACCGGGCCATCCGCGTATGGAATACGCCGTAGTTATACTACGTTCGCGAAGTTAGTAATAACGCTTGCAAAGGAGGTTCGTGGGGTCATCCTCCGTTATTAGGGCAAAACCCCACTTTAATTTCACACCTCAAGTAAGGGAGACACCGCATTTGGGCACATTCGTAGGTCATGAGGCCTGCCCTGCGTGCTCGTCATCAGACGGGCTTGCTCGCTACGACGACGGCTCAGCGTTTTGCTTTGCCTGTGAAAAGAACTTCCAAGGCGACGGCACCGCGCCCGAGCGCACCGCCGTCGAGGAGGACGAGAGTTGGACGCCGCTGCGCGGTGAGTACATGCCGTTCCCTAAGCGCAAGATCACCTTGGAGACCTGTCGGAAGGCTGGCTACCAGTGGCATCGCGAGAAGGGCGTGCACCTGATGAACATTCGCGCTCCTGGTGGCGCATTGATCGCTCAGAAGACGCGCACACAGGACAAGGAGTTTCCGACCTACGGCCCGGCCCGCAAAGACTTGCCGATCTACATGAGTTGGCTATGGCCAGCCAAGGGTCGCGCTGTGACGATCACAGAGGGCGAGATTGACGCCTTAAGTTATTGGCAGGCATGGGATCACAAATGGCCAGTAGGCTCCCTGCCGAACGGCACGGGCTCCGTCAAGAAGGCCATCCTGAAGCACTACGAACACTTGGTGGCATTCGATCACATCTACCTAAGCTTTGATAACGACGAGCCGGGTCGCAAGGCGCTGGTCGAGGCATGCAACTTGCTACCTGCGGGCAAGGTGAAGATCATTAGCCTGCCTGAGGGCTGCAAGGATGCCAATGAGACCCTTGTGAAGCATGGGCCGCAGGCGCTTATCAGGGCGTTCTACGATGCGAAAGATTATCGGCCGGACGGCATCAGGGAGGGGCGAGACTTCACCAAGGAGCGCCTCAAGCGCAGGCGGAGAGCGGGCTTTGATCTACCTTGGCCTAAGCTCAACGGCATGTGGATGGGCTTGCGCGATGGGGAGATCACCACGCTGTGCGCGGGCTCCGGTATCGGCAAGTCTACGCTGGCGCGTCACATCGCGTACCACATGCGTACTGCGCACAACCTGAAAATCGGTAATATTTTTCTCGAAGAGGACAACGACACTAGCGTTGCCGCGTACGTAGCTCTCCATCAAGGCGTGCCACTCAAGCAGCTATTGAGTGATCCTGCGAGCCTGCCTGACGAGCTATGGGACGCGTCCCTGGCTGCGGTCGTGTGGGATGCCCAGATGTTTTATGATCATTTCGGCTCTCTGCAGAGCGACCGCCTATTGACAATGATGCGCTACATGGCCGCAAGCGGCTGCCGCTTCATTGTGCTTGATCACATCAGTATCGTGGTGAGCGGATTGGAAACATACGACGAGCGCAAAGACATCGACGTGCTAATGACGAAACTCGCTTCCTTCGTGAAGGAAACGGATGTCGGCGTCATCGCCATCGTGCATCTCAAGCGCGGGAAAAACTACAACGAAGGCGATCAGATATCGATCACTGACATGCGAGGCTCGGCGTCGATTGAGCAACTGTCGTTCAATTTGCTGGCGCTTGAGCGCGACCAGCAGGACGAAGGCCAGAAGTTATTCGCACAGATGCGTTCGCTGAAGTGCCGCGTGACCGGCGAGACCGGCGAGGCTGACCTATTGAAGTGGAATGTCACCAAGGGCTGCTACGAGATTGCGAGCCCGTTCGAGCGAGAGCAAGGCAAAGAGTTCGATCCATCGGAAGCAAGTGAGGAGACTGATGATGCACCTTTCTAGTAGTGAAACGAGACAGCGAGCTGGCGATTGGCACGGTATCCAGGCCGTCAAGGCCTATCGACGTAGGGATTACGAGGCGTACATTAGGCACGCCAAAATCGCTGAGGCCATCTGGGCAGAAGCTGATGCGGCTTCTGTTTGACCTGGAAAGCAATGGCTTCTTAGCGCAGGCCACCAAAGTTCACTGCGTTGTAACCATAGACTTAGACACCGGAGATGAACAAACTTACGGACCTGACGCCATAACTGAGGCGGTGTCTAGGTTACAGGCCGCTGATGAAGTGGCTGGGCACAACATCCAACGCTTCGATTTGCCGGTTTTGCGGAAGCTACACAACTACCAACCAAAGGCCGGTCAAAAAACCAGCGACACGCTTATCATCTCCTCTGTAGTCTATCCGAACCTCAAGGCATCTGATGCGTTCCTGAAGGATTTCCCGAGCGACCTCGTAGGTAAGCACAGTATCAAGGCGTGGGGTCACAGGCTCGGCGTGCACAAGGGCGACTACGCCCAGGTGCGCCGGGCGCAGGCCATTGCGAATGGCATCACCGACGAGAAGGCAATAGCTGAGTTCGTTTGGGGAGCGTGGTCGCAAGAGATGCAGGACTACTGTGTGCAGGACTGTAGAACTAACTTCACTCTTTGGAAGAAACTGCGCCCAGATGGATACCCCGGCAGCCCTTTAGCACTTGAACACCGCGTAGGGTTAGTATGCGATGCGATAGAGGCCGCAGGGGTGCCGTTCGACGTTGCCGCTGCGCAGACGCTGCACGTGCAGCTAACTGAGCGCAAGCACGCGCTTGAGACGGCGCTCAAGGAGAAGTTTGGGTTCTGGTATCAGCCGAGCAGTCCTGATCCTAACAAGTCTCTGTTCGTGCCCAAGCGGGACAACAAGAAGCTAGGGTACGTCGCTGGGCAGGAATCTACCAAGCTTAAGCTAGTCGAATTCAACCCAGGCAGCCGCCAGCACATCGCTCGCAAGCTAATCGAGCGCGGATGGGAGCCTGAGAAGTTTACGGATGGCGGGCAGCCGCAACTCGACGAAGAGACCATCGAGGGCGTTGTCGCCCGCTTTCCAGAGATGGAGGGTATCGGCGAGCTTCTGATGGTCGAGAAGCGGCTGTCGCAACTACACGGCTCAAAGCAGAGCCTCATGGACAGTGTAGGTGAGGATGGCCGAATACACGGCGCTATCGCTCCTATGGGCACCATCACTTCACGCTGTTCACACTTCAAGCCTAACCTCGCACAGGTGCCTTCAGTTAAGAAACCGTATGGCGCCGATTTCAGGAAACTGTTCCACGCACCCGACGGTTGGAAGTTCGTTGGGGCCGATATGCAAGGTTTAGAGCTGCGTGGCCTCGCGCACTACCTGTCCTATTACGACGGTGGCGCGTACGGAAAGACGGTACTGGAAGGCGATGTGCATTGGACTAACGCGGAAGCCATGGGCCTAGTCGCCCCGGGCACAACCCGCGACAAACACAATCAACTCCACACCATAGTGCGAGAAGACGGATCAAAGCGATTTATCTACGCATACGTATACGGCGCTGGAGACGAGATGTGCGGCTCGATTATCTACGAAACTCTCGTCAACGCAAAGAACAACGCTGGAGACGAAGGCGCTGCGCTTTATCGAGAGTTCTTTGGAGAAGGCGCTGTTGACGGTGACAAGCTCAAGAGCGTCGGCCGTAAGATCAGAAAAACCTTCGCAAAGCGCATTACCGGCTTCGGCACGCTTCAGCGAGACATCGCTGCGCGAGTGGAGGCGAAGGGTTACATCAAAGGGCTCGACGGAAGACTTACTCCGATACGAGCCTCCCACTCCGCGCTCAACTTCCTGATCCAAGGAGCAGGCGCGATATTAACTAAACGCTGGATATCCGATGCATTCGAAGAATGCTGCTCTAGGTTTGAATACGGGAAAGATTTCACGTTCGCACTTTTTATACACGACGAAGTGGACGTGTTAGTCAGAGAAGGACTGGAGGAAGAAATTGGAAACACACTCGTTACCTGCGCACGTAACGCAGGAAAGGCATACGGCTTCAGGATCGAGCTAGATAGCGAAGCCAAAATTGGAAGAACTTGGTACGATATCCACTAATGGGGCTTAAATTAGTACCTCTCACACTGAAGCAACTCAACGCTCACGTAGAACTCCATCACAGACACCACAAGCGCGTACGCGGACATAGGTTCAGCATTGGATGTATGGACGGAGGCGTGATGGTTGGAGCGTGCTCTGTAGGCCGACCCGTGGCTAGGGGCTGCGATCCGTACTTGACTGCCGAGGTAACCCGGCTGGCAACAGACGGCACAAAGAATGCCTGCTCGATCCTATATGCAGCCGCCGCGCGTGCCTGCAAAGCCATGGGGTTCTCGCGCATCCAAACCTACATCTTACAAGACGAGCTAGGCACATCGCTGAAGGCATCTGGTTGGGTGAAGGTTGCCGATACGTTCGGCCGCGAGTGGAAGCACACCGCAGGCCCTAGGCGCACAGACCAGCCTAATGGCTCCAAGCAGCGTTGGGAAAAGGCTCTGTAATGGAAACCAACGACACGACAACTAAGAGCCTCATATGGCTCAACAAGGAGAATGATTGATGGCGTTTGACTATAACCATACCCCCACACAGTTAGAGCAAGCCTATGAGCGCGCGGCTGAGCACATGGGCGCCGCGCTTGAGGCTTCCCTCCAGGCTGGGTTCGAAGCCGGCTTCAAGGCCTGCGAGGAGATGTTGGAAGAAAAAGAACGCTTCGCCGCCATGCCTGCGATCAACGAGGCGTACGACGACGGCTACCTAGATGGCGTCTACGATGCCCGCCTGACGCCGAAGTTTGCCGACGAGGCGATCAAGGCCATCATGGAACAGCGGTATACCAAGGGCGACGAGGCCGAGACTGCCCCGCCGATCGACTTCAGCAACCACGACCACGCCGAAGGGTACGCCGTTGAAGCGCCGAGCGACGGATCAGAGCTTCGTCAGGGTACCCTTGACCTCTGAGCCCGATCAATACCAGTTCACCGGAGGTCCGTTCGATTTCAAAGTCGACCGCTCCGGTGACGTAGTTTCCTTGGTC